TTTTTGCAATTTTTGCACTTTTTGCAATTTTTTACCTTTATCTAGCTTTGCTCTGATTTTTCGTTTTTATTGATTGTATATCAACAAAAAGATCGAGTAGTTTAAAATATTTTTCTGGGTGCATTTTTATAGAATGACGAAAACCACTTTCGTTTAAGTTCTTTCAAATTTTTTGGTATTTGGTGTCTCAAATGCGGTTTTGCATTCTACCATAATTAATCTATTCAACGATGATTTTCTCTTTTTCTAATCCGTTCCGAATAAGAAGAGGATATCTGTGACTTGGATCGATATTTTGTGAGTCAATTCTCCAATGATCATAAATATAATCGATATCTTTACGATTGCAAAATATTATGTAATCCAATTCTTCGTTTTTATTAACACTATATGTTGTTTTTATGGCATGCTTTTTTTTATTGTATAAACGTACCTGATGTGGCGTAAAGCTTTCACTAATATCAGTGCAATATAGCCAATCTGTGGTAGGAGGTGGTTTTGGAGCATCGTGTATAAAACATTTGAAGTGATTTTCTGCAGGATATTTTTTTTCTTTCGTATTTTCATCATAAAAGAGATACATAGTAAAGAAATTTCTTACTTGATTTATATTGACAATGTACCAAATTATCCATTGTCTTAATATTACAATTCTTGCTGTATCGAGGATTCCTAGCGTTTCATAAACAATTCTTCCGTTTTCATTTCTTATAGCAGCTTTGAAAGGTGAATCTGGATTGAAACGGATAAAAAGCAGTTTAACTTTTTTATCTAATCTTCCACTATTTCCTTTGGCATTGTCTTTAAGCAAACATATAGATTGCTTAATGATTTTTTCTTTTTCTGTATCAGCATCATAATTTTTATGCTTTCTTTCATCACATTCTACAATAATCAAACCTGTGTAACCATCTTTTTCAAATCTTATAACATAATCTCCAAACATATATTTTTTTTCGAATAAAAAGGTTTTTTCAGTAGAGAAGCTAAATTTGTACATTCTAAACATATAATTTAATATGTCTAATGCATATCGAATCTTGTCTTTCAAAGGTTCTGATATACATTTGGGACAAATTTTTACGTTTCCATTAGCAGTAGCATCTCGACAAGGATCACATTTCTTTTTACAGAAATTGCAGATTGTACATCTACTTTCTATAGAAATATAAAATTCATTTTCACCATATCCTTCTTTACACAAACGACATAAAGCTTTTTCCTGTAATTTGTTGTATGCTTCAGAAGAACTCATATTTCTGAAAATAGGGGATGCAAAATGTTCTATATGGACAAACTTTGCAGGATCGGTAATATATTTTTTTTCCTTTTTTTCTTTTTTTACCTCTAGATTATTGCTTTTTCCTTTTTTATTTTTATTCTTGATAAGTAAAGATTCTTCATCCATATTTTCATCTTGTTCCTTGAGAGGGATTTTTACACTCATTTTGCTCTTGCAAGGATATTTAATACATTTGTATAAACAACACAATTTAATCGTTTTATAATCGGTATATTTTTGACTTACTGCTTGTTTTACTTTCAACGGTTTTTTTGTTGTTTTTAATTTTTGTGATTGTTTGGTATTTTTTGAAGAGTTTGATAAAAGTGTATTTTTTTCTATAGGTCTTAATCCATTTACACTTACAAACTTGTTTGGTTCAAAATATTTTTTAATTTCATCATTATCTTCATTTCTATAATAATCCATATCACTAAATGGGAAATATCCATATTTTATATTGTTTCTTTCATTTACAGGATCAACAGGATCCATAGATAATGTATTGACCATACTCTTTTGTTGATCTAAGGACATACTCAATTGATGAAGTTTTAATTGAGATTTTAATAATTCAACTTCATTTTGTAAAGAATGAACAGTCTGATCGACTTTAGATTTTTTAGGAGTATTCTGTAATGAATTTTCTTCATTACTGTCAGAATCAGCATCATTATCATTATCATTATCATTATCATTATCATTATCAACCCTTTCAACTTCTTTATTTATTTTTTTCTCATTTTTTTCGCTTGTTTGCTTTTCCTTTTTTTTCTGTTCAGTCTTTTTTTGTTGTTGTTTATCTACTTTTTTTGGAAGAATAGATATTGATGGATTTTGTTTTTTTGTGGTAACATTTTCTATCCAATTTTTGAATTTTTTCAATTCATTTGGTAAATCTACCAAATCTTTTTCTAAAAAAAGGCATTTAATGTGTACATCTGGAAAAGTTTTAACAAAACATTTTTCTTCCAATACTATTTTTTCTAATAAAGGATTGTCTTTTTTGAAGAACAGAACATCTGCTTCAACATTTTTTTGATTTTTTACAGGTTCATAAACATGCTGAACAATTCCTATTTCTAATATTTGTTTTTGATTTTTATTGTTGTTATTATCATTTACAAAATTTTTATTACGTAAAATTAATATTATTTTATCGTTAAAAATGACTTTAATGTCCTTAATAAAAGTCATTCATTAAAAATTGTAATTGTTTTAATAAAGTGTGGAATATAAGACAAATATAAAGAATCAATTTTTTACATAATATTTGGAAAAAATAATATAATACAAAAAGATTAATAATAAACCTGATCAACCTACGGCTGAATCAATCGGAAAAACAAGGCCACAAATTCCGTAAGACAAAACTATCACTACAAATATCGAACATATACTAAACGATTCATCCATAATGGGTGTACAATCATAGGAAAAAGAAAAAAAGAAAAAAAGAAAAAAAGAAAAATAACTACATATAGTACAAGTCATCCAAATAATTTCGTGCATCATTGATAATATGCTGTATGTCATTATTGTATAGATTATCAGATTCTTTTTCTTCAGGAAAGGATAAGAAAGTTGTAAAATCATCTATTTTATCACCATACAGAAGAATATCCATTCCTGAGGTTTTACACAAATATTCTAGTGTATCAAAGCATATGGATTCAACAATCAATGGATGAGTAGGTTTTTTGTATTTGGATTGAATATTAATGAAATTATTCATATCAATCATCATATTTTTCATTTCTGTTGCTTTTTTTGGATTTTTGAAAGTCATCAAGCATTTCCTTCCTGTAAAACTTTTATTTACCGTAAAATAAACTGGTAAATATTTTTTCCTTATTACATAGCAAAACTCAGGTGTTTTTTTTTGCATGAGAATACTTATTTTATCCTTTATATCGATTATTTTTCAATTTTTTTTATATAATGAAAAAAGAAAAATTTGAAATTCAAATCATATAAAATACTTTGATATTATCAAATATCATAAAGATAAAAACAATATCATAAACAAAAAAAGTAATGAATATACGAGATAATGAAATCAATGTAAGTGAATATTTTTGGTCGTTTGTAAAAAAAATAAATACTTGCAATGGTGATGAAATATATAATTCTAAGGAATATCAAATTTTCTCACATGCAACATTAAATGAAAAAAGAATTGTTTTAGATTTTGATATAGTTTGGGATGATGAATCAGATATAGACTTATTAGGATTTCCTTCAAATTCTTTGACTTACTTTTATTCTCATCGATATCAATTTTTATATGAAGAGGTAAATATTATGTTTTCTTCTCTTTGTGATATTTATCAAATTGTCGTAAATATAGGACAAAACAATACAAATATTTATGATATAAATAGAATTACACAAAAATATGCTTTTCGTTTGGAAAGACTACGTAAATGTTTGGAAAAGATAAACAATTTTATTCATATAAACGATCTTGTAGAAAAAATTGGAAAAATGTGAATCGTGAATCATCGCTATTATTTTTTATTTTTTAATTTATTTTTGATTTTGAAATCGATTTGTATAGAACATCTTTTAGAATATAAAGAAGACAATAAATATAAATTGATACTAGTTTTTAGTTTTAGAATAAGAAATGTGTGTAGAAACAAAAGCTATCGAACAAAATAAGTTTGTAAAGAATAAAGTAGATATAATTAGACCAATAAAATCACAATTGAAAATAGTAATTCGTAAAAAAGTATTAGTTGTTCCTTACACTTGGGTTTATAGTCAATTACAATGTATGAATCCAGAATTACATCTTCTTTTGTTGAAAGATACTCCTTCGAATGATTGGACACTTATGTCGGGTGGATGTAAAATGAATGAAGATCCATTTTTGTGTGCAAAACGCGAATTATCTGAAGAAACAAATGGGGTTTTAGATCTACCAAATAATGTCCAATATTTTTCATTCAAAACATGGTATAGACCTCAAGAAATTTTACAAGATGATATAAAAAGGGGTTTACGTGTATTATCTCATTATCATGTGTTTTTATATGAGTTTCCATGTGATCATTTTCCATTAATTCAATATAAATATCTAAATGCACCTGTGAAAAATAAAGAAACAATTGATATTAAACTTTTTCCTTTTCATGAGTTGAATAAAAATAATATTCTTATATGGGATTTTATTCGTTTTGTTTGTGTTCCTCATCTTCAAAAATTTTTCATGTAAACTATCTTTCAACTTTTGTAATTTTGTAATCTTGTTTTTACGATTATTTTCTTCATATAATATAAAAATGGGGCAATTTATAAGTACAAGCGGAGTACAATCAACTCATGATGTCAATGGATATCCATTAATTTTTCAGATTAATGGACCTATTCAAGAGTGTGTTAATGATAAAGAAATAGACGTTATTGTGAAAGGTTTTCTATATTTGAAAGGAGAACAAGTTTCTGATGTATCAAATAGTATAAAAGATGAATTTAAAGAATTTGTTAAATCTGATAGATTTAAAGATTATGTTTCGCAATCCCTTTTTGTAAAAGATACAACTTTCCCTGATTCATTTCCTTATAATGTTCCTGAACACACAATTAATGATGTTACTTGGAGTTTATCTGTCGATCCAGCTATAGAATATAATGAAAAGGATAAATTCATACTCAAACTTAGATTTGGTATCAACTCAAGTACGAAGAAAAAAAGTACACTAAGAGGTGTAGTAATTATGATAGGAAAAGGTTTAATATCAGCATTAGAAGAAAAACGTACGGAATCTATGCCAATACTAGATGCAGAAGGAAATAACTATGAATTCGGACCTAAAAAAATAATTTTTGAAACAAAATAATTTTTTATGTTTTTTATGTTTTATAGGAGTGTATGCTATATATTGATAATTTTATGACTATTTTTTTCGATGTTTTCTTTTCCAAATATATAGAAAACAGAGGTTTCTTTGAGTATATCCATCATAAAATGTCAAATAAATCGGCATATATAGGACTATCAAAATATAATGGTCATATATTTCCATCATCTTATAAAAATGATCTATTGGTTTTTGGAAAAGATTTCACTAAACAAATTATTTTAGGTGTTGAAGAAAATGAACAATTACTCGTCGATACAGATAAAGTCGAAATCAAGCAAGATTTACATATAAATGGGGAAATTTTTAAAAATGGTAATTTCTATCAACCTATATTAAATCCTGGTTCAATTGATGCAAATCTTATTAAAGAAGAGTCATTAACCACGAATACCCTATCTAATGCATCTATTACATCTTCTAAATATGCGAATGAATCAATTTTAACACAACATATAGATATTGGTGCAATAAATACTGTGAATATAAATGATAGAGCAATTACATCTAGCAAAATTGCATTATCTAATATCGATTCAGAACATTTAGAAAGATATGCGATAGAAACAGAACATATATCTGATTTTGCTGTTACAAAAGATAAAATAGATGTGGAATCGATTCATGATTTTCATATAAAGAATGAGAATATTACAGAAGAAAAAATAGCAGATGCATCAATTTCTACTTCTAAATATCAAAATAATTCTATTACAAATGCTATTTTACAAGATGATATTATTAGTGAAGATAAATTAAAATCTCATTCTGTTACTGGTATCAAAATAGCAGATAATTCTATAGATACTCATCATTTAAAAGATGCATCTATTACATCAGATAAAATCAAACCAAATGAAATAAAAGAAGAAAATATTAGTTCTGATTCTATTTCTACTGATAAATTGATATTTCATAGTGTAACTGAAGACAAGATTGCTCAAAGTAATATAACCAGGGAAAAACTTGTAAATAATATAATTTCAACATCATTTTTGGAAGATAATGCTATTATATCATCAAAAATAAAGAATGATCAGATCGATACACATCATATAAAAGATGAATCGATTACGAGTGATAAAATAAAAGAGGCTAACATAGATACTTTTCACTTAAAAGAAGGGTCAATTACAGCTGATAAAATAGCATCAAATATATCTTTAGCCACAAATGTCGCTGATTTATCTATTCCAGAAGGTAAATTGGCAATATCTTCAGTTAAAACTGAAAATTTACAAACAGAATCAATTACTTCTGATAAAATAGCATTGAGTAATATTTCTACACAACATATATCAAATGATTCTATTACTTCTTCTCTTATAGCAGATAATACGATAAAAAATAGACATCTTGAAAAAAGAATTGTCATGGGAGATAATGTAGTAGAGAAAACCTTAGATGCTTCCCATATTAAAGAAAAATCATTAACTTTTAATGAAATTAAAAATGAAACAATTTTAGCAAAAAATATTGCAAATAGAACAATAGAAAATATCAATTTAAATGATGATATTATTAATGAACGATGTATACAAGATAAATCTATAACTAAAAGACATCTTCAAGATAACATCATAAGTTCAAATAATATTCTTTCGTCAAATATTATAACAAGGCATTTATCTAATGCACTTATTAAAGAACAATTTATAGATGATAATGCCATATCTGCATCTAAATTACAAAATACAAGTATTATTACACGACATATCAAAAATGAATCTATAATAACGGATCATTTAAGTAATCAATCTGTAACAAAAACAAAATTGGATTTAAACTCAGTAGGATCGAAACAAATAGAAGAAAATGGAATTAAAACTATCAATTATGCAAATGAATCTATAACACATGAAAAACTTGCTCCAGCATCAGTAAAAGGAATAAATATAATGAATCAATCTATAAGTACAAATAAATACATTCCGTTTTCTATTTCAAATGAACATTTGGGAGATAAATCTGTAAATAATCGTGTATTATCTGATAATAGTGTAGATAATCGAGTTTTAGAAGATGCTAGTATATCTCATTTAAAATTTCAACCACAATCAATTAAAGGTACTTCTATAAGTAATCAAGTTATAGAAAAACGTCATATAAAACATAATCAAATTGGTTCAGATCAAATAGAAAATTTTGGTATTAAAACGGGAAATTTATCAAATGCTTCTATAACAAATGAGAAATATGCTCCTGTTTCTATAGATAGTTCTAAAATAGAAATACAAGGATTAAATAATCCTTCAATATTTGCACCAGGTGTAATAAGAAGAGAACATATTGCAAATAATACCATTAATCATGATAAGTTAATGAATGATGCTGTTTTTGAAGATAAAATTAAGGATAGAGGTATAGGAAGAAGTAAACTTCAAGTGGGAAGTGTATCTGGCGATATAATAGCTATAGATGGTATTAATACTGTGTCATTGTCGGCACAATGTGTTACACATGAAAAATTAGCCCCAAAATCTGTGAAGAAAAATAATATTGCAGATTTATCAATTCAAACGATTCATTTGAGCAATAATATAATAACAGAAGAAAAGTTTGTTCCTTTGAGTATAAATACAAATGCATTATCAAATGAATCTGTGACAAAAAACAAGATTGCAAAAAACTCTATAAATTCAGAAAAAATAGAAACAAGAAGTATTGTAGGTAACAATATTGCACCTGAAACAATAACTACAATTAATTTAGCAAATAATGCTGTTTCATCATCTAAATTAATTGATCAAAGTGTTACCTCTTCTAAATTAGACAACTCTTCTGTAATAACAACAAAGATAATGGATTCTAATGTTACATCATCAAAAATTGAAGATAATGCTATAATTTCAAGTAAAATAAAGGATAGAAATGTTTTAGGGATACATATCGATAATAATGCAATTAAAACACATCATATTGCAAATAATTCGATTACAACACCTTTGATAAAAAATGAGAGCATTACAAATGATAAACTTTCTTATCAATCAGTGTCTATGCAAAATATTCAAAATGATTCTATAATTAATGCACATATTACAAATGATAGTATAAAAGGTGAAAAACTTGTTTCACAAACTCTTGAAGAAAGACATTTTTCAGATCATTCTATTAAAACAAGACATATTAATGATTTAAGTATAACATCACAAAAACTAGCTCAAAATAGTGTGACTTCTGATAAAATAAAAAATGGAGCTATTACAACTGAAAAGTTTGCTGAAGATGCTATTTTATCTAGTATTATTAAAGATGGTGCTATAAATGGATCTAAAATTTCAAAACAAGCATTAAGCAATGAACATATTTTAGAAGGATCATTACATGGAAATGTCCTAAAAGATCAACAAATTACATCAAATAAAATAGCTGATGGAACAATTACACATACTAAATTTAACGATTTTGCAGTGAGAACAAATGCATTAGATCAGAAATCTGTGACTACTGCGAAACTTGCTAATGATGCAGTTACAATAGAAAAAATCAAAGATGGATCTATTATTTCTTCTAAAATTGATGATAATGCTATTCTTTCAATCCATTTAAGTGATCTTTGTATTTTACCAAGACATTTGACAAATAATGTTATTGAAACTCAAAACATTTTGGATCAAAATGTAACAACATCTAAAATAAAGGACAGTTCAATTACAAAAGAAAAAATAAAAGATGCCGCAATAACAACTGCTGCACTTTCAAATACATCTATAACACATGAAAAAATAGCTTACAGAGGATTAAAAAGTGATGCATTAGCATGTGGAGCGATTACTACTAATGAACTTAGGGATAGAGCTGTGACATCTGAAAAAATAAAAAAAGAAACGATAAAAAGTGAAAATTATGAAAAAGAAAGTGTAATAACTGATGTTTTAGCGGATGAAAGTGTGACTTCTGATAAAATTAAAGATGGACATGTTACATCTCATAAAATTAAAGATGGAGCAATTACACGTTTTAAATATGCATCAGAATCTATTCCAGACTCAGCATTTAAAAAAGGAGAAATAAACGGGAATAAAATACAAGATTTATCTATACAAAATGATAAATTGGTAGATAATACAATATCATCTTCTAAAATAGCTCTAAATACAATCGAATCATTCAATATAAAGAATGATACAATTACTGATTCTGATATTAAACCTGGTTCATTAACAAGTCGTTCTTTATCGAATGCAACAATCGAGGAATCTAAATATGGAATTAAAAGTATAGATGGTCGTCATATTAAAGATCGTACAATAGATACGCAACATTTAAATTTGGGATCTGTACATGAAAAAAATGTGAAAGATGGTGCTATATCTACAGATAAAATAGCTGATAAAGCTGTAACAGTTATAAAAGGTGGTACAGGAAGAGATCATTTTATTCCTAAAAAAATTATCATTGGAAATGGTGAAAATGGATTATTACAAGCATCAGATATGATTTATGATAGACAAACAGAACGTTTAGGTTTAGGGGTTAGTCAACCTATAAAAAAGTTTGATTTAGATGGAGATATAAATTTAACAGGACGTATTTTTCAAAATAATGAGCTTTATCGTTTTCCTTTAGTTTTTTCCTATGAAACAGCTGTAACTCCAAACATTAATGTAGATAAAATGGTAACTGTCATCAAGAATGATATATCTGAATCAGAAAATATGAATGGTTTATCATTTATAAAAGGAATACCATTTATTCCTACAGAAAGATTAGAAATAACAAATGTATTGTTTGATAAAGAAAATAATAAATATGTTTTTGGTTCGTATAATTCATTTAAAAAAGTAAAGTTGTATGAAGATGATCATAGTATAAAGTCATATCTACCTCCTACACGTGAATCTGCTATTTTTATGGTAAAATATTCTGCATCAGGTGATGTACTTTGGTTTACAACATTTGACAGTGATCATCCTGATTTTGCAAGATCAATGGCATTATCTCCTGATAATAAATTTGTTTATATTTGTGGAAAAAATGGTAACAAAGGTAATTTAAGGAATGGAAGAAATTCAGGTCCTGATGCATCATCTTTTTTCCTTTCTAAGAAAGGTGTATTTGTTGTGAAATTGGATTGTTTATCTGGTGATATAAAATGGAAAATATCGTTTGAAATTGTGAATAATGATAAAAATAATCAAGTGTTAGATTTAAGCGATATAAATGTTTCTAATGATGATAAAATCTGGTTAACAGGAATTGGACATAAAGCTATTAAAGATGATTATGAAGTTGTTCCGACAGATGATATTGCATGCTTTTTAGCTGTTTTATCTCCAGAAAATGGTTCTATTTTAAGATCAACACATATACCATATGGATCTACACGTATAAAATATAATATAGCAATATCATCAGAAAATGAAGTATATTGGTCAGGTGGTATATATTCTAATAAAGAAATAATGATAAGGGAATTAGGATCATCTGGTGGAACAAATACAGGACGAAAATTTGAGAAATCAGATATTTTTTCACATTATCTATTTTTGATAAAGTATGATAAAATGGGTAAATATATGTGGGGAACAAGATTTTTTGGTACACGGGATGAAAATCATGAAAGATTACTCAAAGTAGATAATAAAGGAAATGTATATTTTGGAGGAAATCATGATTCTAGTACTGTTTTAAATGTAAAAGAAGGAACCAAAAATACTCCAGGTGAAATCACATCATCAGCATCATTTCCTCCAACAATAGGAGGAGAAACAAATGGATTTTTGTTAAAATATAAAAACGATGGAACACTTATATGGGCTACACGTACTGATCATTCATGTATGTTTAATGATATCACATTTGATAATAATAATGATGCATATGTTGTAGGAATATCACCAAATGATGTTATTTTTTATCATGGAACGAAAGAAGGAGGTATAATGAGTGATAAAGAAATAAATTATGATACTTTATTGGAAGATAATGGAAGTTTTTTGGTAAAAATAAAAGAAAATGGGATAGTCGATTGGTCGATAAGACTAGAAAATCCTGATGGTAATATAGAATCTTTTCTTTTATCTCAAGATAATAATCATCATTTCTATATAAGTGGGGTGTATAAAAAAGGAAGTCCATTATATTATGATGTTCAAGGAAGAGAACATGATAATAGAAAAAAGATTTTACCATATACTGTAAGAAATAGTGCCTTTATTTTAAAATTTGAAACTTTAAATTTATCGCCTTATATATTAGAAGGAAGATCTTCACATGTCGATAATGGTATAATTAAAGTTTTATATAATAAAAGTCCATATAATGCTAAAATTCATGTAAAAAATGAAGAAACAAATAAAGAAGCAAATAAAGAAACAAATAAAGAAAATAGAGAGCATTATAATATTTCACCATATAATACAATATCTTTATTATTCATGGAAGGAAATTGGGTAAGATATTAGTTTATTATATCGATTGGATGAGGTGAAATACCTTTACAAAATGCATTTATTATTTTATAATCTAATTTATATTCCCAATTTTCTATCAATGTCCCTCTTACTCTATTCTATATTGCGTATAATTTTTTCATCATATGATGATACACAATCATTATATGCTCCGCCATTTGCAAAATGTATTTTCATGGCATGTTCGGATAAAATTTCACTACATTGTGATATAATAAAATTACATAAACGTGTTTTTGTTTTTGTATATCTAGATCGATTATAAATTTTGAATTTGTATCTCCAACTACAATACATAATTTTTACATTATTTGTATCATTATTTCCTGTCCATCCACATTTTACACTTTTTTCTAAAATATCACGTGGATATAATTTATTATAATGATCAAAATATTGATAAAAAATTTCAGCATTGACTTTTGTATTGCTTGTATTAATAGGAAAATGTATTTTTAATGAATCGCTAATGTTTTCACGTGACATATTTATTACTTTTCCTGAAACAAGCTTACTATTTGGTATTATAATGCAATGAGGACCATTCAAATAAGATAATAAAAAGTTAAAATGGTTTATTTTGTATGTAGTTCCATCTATTTGGATGATATCACCTAAGTTGAATGGTCTTTCTGTAATCATTAAGAAAAGAAAATTTAATGCATCTGTAAATTTAGAAATGAGTAAACTTGCTCCTATCAGATAAGTCTTGAATAAATCAACACCTTCTCCGAATGAATTTTCATATCCAAATATTCGTGTAATTCCTATAAATCCAGCAGGATATAAAAGTGATATTGAGTATTTGAAAAAAGAATCCATTATAAACAAGTCTGTGTAAATAGCATTGGCGAATTCTTTTCTAAGAAAAAACAAATTATAACAAACATCTTCTATACTTTCGATTGTTACTTCTTTTTTTTGGGAAAAATTCGTCAAAAAATCCCAAATCTCTTTTTGATTAACATATTCTGGATGTGTTTCTTTTTGTGAAAAAGATAATTGTCTAAAATGTTCTTTTTTTATAGGTGATAAACGTGATATATAGGATGATTTAGAATCTGAAGAACATGTATCAACGTCATTTTTATGAATTGTTCTATTTTCTTTTTCTTTTTCTTTTTCTTTTTCTTTTTCTTTTTCTTTTTCTTTTTCTTTTTTTTTTTCTTCTTCTTTTTCTTCTTCTTTTTTACAAATAATTTCTATATCATTTTGTGATGAAGATGAACAATCAGGACGATTTAAATGATGCATATTTTCGATTGAAATAAAAGTAGTTTTTGGTTTATTGAGATTTGTGGAATAGGAATCATTATTTTCATCATTTAGTTTTGTATTTTTCTTGATGTTATAAAATATATGACGAGCTCTTTCATGATTAGAGTCTTCTATTTCATCATCTTCTATATTTTTCCATTTTTCTACAAAATTTTTGATATGACGCATTTTGATAGCATTTATATGATATTTGTCTGAATCATATTCAAATTTGATTGCATGTAATATTTTTTCTAAACGACAAATTTCATTCCATTTTTTCAATCTTTTTGTAAAAAAAAGATAAAAAAAGAGTCCAATACAAGAAATTTGACAAAACAAGTATATACATAATAATAAAACTAAACTCAAATATATATTGTGTATTGTGTCATAAATTAAAGGTTGATTTTTACAAAACATTGAATTTGTTGAACAAAAAAATACATTATATTGTAAATAATGATATGCATATATACTTCCTATATACGGGGTAATAAATGATGCATTTACGATATAAGAACGGAATAGAAAAGATAAATCGAATATATTCAAACATACAAAATTATAAAATGTAAAACGTACAGTATGATATATTTGACCTAAAAGAATAAGACTACCTATTAAACTTAATACATGATAAGCATTTTGATAAGAATGTGATGAACAACAATCACTATTATAATTGTATTGATGAGAACAAGTATTTTTATCATTACACAAAATATCCATATAAGTAAGTTGATGATTTTCTTTGACATTTCCAAAAGTAATAAGAAATATTGAAATCGAAGATAGAATGCTGTGTGTAATAATTTTCCAAAAATATTTCATTTATTTGTAAATGTTTTTTTATTTTTGTATTCTTTTATTTTGTAAAAATGTATACAAAACAGAAAAATAAATTAATAAACCAGAAATAAAAAAGATTATAAAATATACAAAACAACAGATATATTATCAGTTGATCCTTTCAAAATAGATCTTTTGACAATTTCATAGCTTATAATATCAGTTGCCTCTTTTATATTTTTTCCATTAGATAAACAAATCTCACGTAATACATCAATTTCTTTGGATAATGTATTTGTATCATAGACATCCCATAATCCATCAGACGCAATAATGAGATAATCAACTTTTATTTTATCTAATCGAATACACTTAATATAAGGCATAGAAATGACATATTTTTTTAAATGATAATCTCCAAATGATCTTGCAACATTTAGCATTTGATTTATTCTTGCGCATCCATCATCATAAGTAATCATCGCTCCTTCTTCAATTAAACGATTTTTTTCATTTTCTACTTTATGACATTGACTCACTTTGTATGATTTTCCATTGACCAATTTTACCATAGCTTCAGAATCACCACAATTAGCAATCCACAATTCATTATTTTTTCGAAAAACAGTGATTGCAGTCGATCCACAAGTTTGTTTAAATTGTGAACATTTGAGATCTAAATGCTTATATGTTTGACGTATTGCAATATCGAATTCAGGTTCTTTATTATAAAATTGTTGAAAAATATTTTTAAATTCTTTTTTGCAGAAATCTGATACTTCTGAACCTCCATGACCATCAAATACACACATCATATCAATTTTAGTATTATTTTTAATGATGTTCTCGATCAAAACAGTATCTTCCATGTATTGTCTTAATCCTTGTGTAGTAGAAACAGATGTCAACGGACTCATGTTTTATACTTTCTATTTATATGGATAATATTATGATATTTTTAGCGATTCGTTTTCATATAAGTTCATCTTTGAATATTTCTTCTATATTATCATTTTGTTGATGATATTGTTTTTGAAACTCTTGTATTTTTTGTGTTTTTTGATTTTCTATTTGGTTTTTCATATGCTCTTCTATTTTTTGCAATAAAAAAGGTGGAATAATATTGTATTTACTTTTTTCATTTAGAAGACCATATATAATAATAAAAAATGATATTGTAAGAACAAATGATGTTTTCACATTACGTGTTGTCAAGAAACACATACAAAAAAATACGATGACTTTTACCCAAAATAATGATAAAATATATTGTTGTAAAGGGGTAAAATCTGATACAATATATCGTGACCCTATATTTATAAGAATAACGCTTAATCCTAAAAAAGAACTATTCTGAGAGAGATGTGTTTGTAAAAAAGATAGAATATCCACCATTATTTTATATTTTATGAGATCATAATATAATATAATTTTTTTTGAATGTTTCGATTTATTTAAAAAACAAAAAATTTGAGAAGATCTTGCCATTTAAAATCTGTACGTTTACTACAAATACTTTCATTTTTTTGGTCGAATAATCCATTTATCATAGGTCTAGATTCCATTTTTATTTTACTTGATGAATGAATAGTAAAGAAATCAAAAATGAAATGAATAAAGATATCATAAATTTCATAATCACTTTGTTTTAATATTTGATCAAATATTCGTTTAATATTTTCTAAATAAAGAAGTGGATTCATTTTTACAAAACCGTAAGAAATCAAAGAGCAAATACATTTATTTAGATCATAAAGATCTTTTTTAGCTTTAATAAACAAAGAAAGATTGTTTTCACCATTGATATTCTTTGTAATTTCATATAATACAAGTGGAAGAGATAACGTAAAATTATCCATTAATATGATAGATGCATTTTCAGTAACATGAGGATATATGTCAGAAACTGCTAATAAAAGTTTCATATATAGATGAATAAATGAGTAATCTTTGTGAGCTTTACGAAGAATTTGTATAACAATTATTTGTGTTATATTTTCATTTTTACACATATCCAAAATGCTTTGTTTCATCTTTGTGAAATTTTGTTCAGTAACCTTATTAAGAAGAGAAAGGATGTGTCTTTCATACTCATTGTCATTTCCTCCTATTTTTTTTCTTACTTGAAGGGAACTATGATAATGACTATATCTGGATTGTTTATGTGATGATGAGAAATTGGATTTTGAATATGAGTTGTTTTGATGTTTTGAATTTCTTAAAAAGTGATTTCCTCTAAATGTATTTGAATTATTATCTACTTTTCTAGAATGAGATCGCAATTGATTTGAATTTGCTGGATAAATTGTATGAGTAATATTCGGTGGGTTAGATTGTGTTAACATTGCACATCTTTTACGATGAAATTCTTCAAATGAAATTTTATTTTTTTCACTATCAAAACAACTATGTTGACTTAGAATTTCATCTATTTTTCCTTTAATTTTTTTCCACGAAATAGATTCTGTATCTATATTATTGGATCTTTTGATAAAGTCATCATATAAAATTTGATAAGCATTTTCTTGACCAATTAAAAAATCATTATCCATATTCTCTTTTTCATTTACTCTTGAAACATTCGGTATATTTTCTTGATATTCATGAAAATTGCTTGAGTCATCTAAAGCTTTATTTACTGGTGTTTCTGTAATATTTTCTTTTATTTCAGATAATTCTTGAGAAGATTCTGAACATTCAGATTCTATATCTGTTATATCATCAAGGGATGCTAAAGCATGAAATGAATTAGATGCTGATAAATTATCAAAATATGGGGTATATTTATTAGAATAAAATGTATTCATGAACAATTAAAATTAATCACAATACTATACTATCGAATAAAATAATTTTGGAAATTTTTTTATACGAATATTTATCATATAAAATTTTGTTTATATTAATATAGAAAGTCATAAATATCAATAGCATAAAATGATGGAATGTATTGATCAAATTGATAATGTATATGAATCAATGAATATTAATTCATCGATTGTTGTATGTGAAACATCATTAGAGTTAGCTTACATTGTTGATGAATTAGAATCCAAATCGTATCCTTGTATATTTCCAAGTTCAACAAAAAAAGAATCATTGGATATAATGCCAAATAAATTATTTGTTTGTACAAAAAAAGAGTTTAATTCAAATGAATTTTGGGAAATATTAAATGATTATGATATTGATTGTTTTTTTTTCATAGGACAAAAAGTATTTTTAGAATGTATTCAGTGTATAGAAAAAACACAAATAAAATGTAATAGACGACAATTTATTTTCACTTTTTAGATAAAAGACTATATTCACCATTCTAAAAAATGGCCAAAAAATCAGGAATTAAAAATAATTCTTTATGGTATTGGATTATTGCGGCACTTGTTTTTGTAGTTGTTATATTTATAATCAAGTACATTTTAGATATTAAAAGTATTGTTCATAGACAAGAAAATTATACGAATAAACCTCAACTTACAATAGTATATGCTTTTAGTAAAACATGTCCTCATTGTATACAATTTGAAGGTACATTTGATTCAGTTACACGTAAATTTATGGATAAATATACATCATCTTATCATATCGATATTATGAAAATAGAAAGAGCACAATTAAGCACAGAAAAGTATATGCAATATGTTGATGGATTCCCAACTGTTTTGGTATATAAAGGATCTGATTTTGTTAAGAAAAATGTGGGAAAGACACCAGCAGATAATTTTATGAAATTTTTGGAAACATCTTTGTAGATTATTATCCATTATTTTGTAATTTTTCTTCATCAAAATCAAAAATAGACAACAATCTATCGTTGAATTTTATACCAAATTCTTGTAAAATAGGTTCTTGTTGGACCCAATTATAATTTGTTTTTTTAAATTTTGATGTATTTAATCGTTTATCACATTCATATTTTCCTTGATGTATTATCTCTGTAAACGAATCTAATTGTAAGTTTTGTGTATTTTTTAAATGTATGTCTGTATTTTTATCATTTAAATCCTGTTCGTTTTTTTCGATACTTTTTGCTGTTTCTAATATCATTTTTGTTGTATTGTATGCATCTTTAATATACGTATTTGCTTTTTTGAAATCAAATTCCAATTTCATCGATTCAAAATCAAAATCAAAAATATCTTCTTCACGACTATCTATGTCAATTAATTGTATTTTTTCTAATAAATGATCTTTACTATTTATTCTATCAAGCATTGTATCAATTATGAGACGTGTATAAGTGAATAAATTTAAAGGTTTATTTGGACTATATTCTTTACTTAAAATACGAACTCCTAAAGTATCTTTCAAGATGAAATTTTTGATAAAATCGATGGGAAAATTATTATAAATCCCAGCATCAACATAAATTTCATTATTAATAATAACAGGTGTAAATATAAATGGTATAGTAATACTTGCTTGTAATGCATTTAAAACACTTATATTGGGTGTTTCATCTACACAGAAAAATGTTGATTTTCTTTGTGAGATATTAGATGCACAAATAACTAGGTTATATCCAGTTTTTTTTGATAGTGTTAAAAAATCAATATCATTTACGTTTAATTTTTGTTGCAAACATTTTTTCATATAATTCATGATAATATGACAATCATCTATACCGAGTAAATCATTAATATTGATAAAGTTATCAAAATCTATATTATGATGTATATACTCTTGAAGAAGAAGCATACAATGTTCATAAATTTCTTTGCTAGAATATCCTAAAGAAATAAGAAAACATATCATAGAACCAGCAGATGATCCAACAAAGGTTTTGAAATATGACATTAGGTTTTGACTTTCAAGATATTGAATTACTCCAATAAAATAAAATCCTTTAATGGCACCTCCAGATAAGACTAAATTTGTGTACATGATAATTATTCAAGTTTTAAATCTATTCTTTGTTCTGATATTTTTGAATGTTTTTTTGGAATAATTATAGCGTGTATTTATTTAGATAGATAATATCCTTTTCGATTATAAGTATTTTGTATATTTTGTTGAGATGCTTTCACCTGCTCAACATAAAAAAAATCAGCGTCAACAAGCTTTAGATAAAATCAAATTAGGAAAAGATTCAGCTATTAGAAATGCTCACGAAGTAAGTAGAAGTATTCAAGAAAAAAAGAATGCACAAGTTCATCATTTCAATAAAGTATTGGAACTTTGTTTTAGGTCTATTTCTCAGAGTGCTGACATGAATTGTACACATTGTATATTCGAAGTTCCTGAATTTCTAATAGGTCATCCATTATATGATATTAACGAATGTATAGTTTATATTTTGCGAAAATTACAAGAACAAGAATATCAAGTATCCTATTATTTTCCAAGGACAATATATATTGTTTGGCGATTAGAAGAAAATGAAGATGAAAAAATAAATAATAAATTATTGGAGGTATTAAATAGTATTCAAATCAAGCATCAACATTTACAATTTCTACAACAAAATCAAAATCAAAATCATAACAATATGACTCTTTATCAAAATATGTTTTCATCTATTCCTCAAAATACTGAACATAATCAACATACTCAATCAAACATTAACAACTATCTTCAAACATCTTATTTGTCTCCCCATAAACTGTCACAAATTCAACAATGGAATGATTTAGATGTATTTTCCAATCAAATTGAGTCTCGAAACATTACAAATAATAATTTTAAAACACTAACCAGACATCCTGTTATAAATAGACAGCGAACAACTTCTCCAAAAAAAGAGAGAGAACAAAATCATGAAAGTAATAATCCTTTTTTTACAAAAATTATGCCTATAAATAAACAAATAAAATCAAATGATATTATCAAAGAAAATGATTTAAATGTTGATAAAAATAAATCTTTAGATTCTTTATCTCATCTGACAAATAATACAAATAATCAAAATAAAGGAATAATAAAAGAAGACAATAATAATAATGAAAAAATAATAGATAATTCAATAAGAAATAGCTTAGAAAACAGCTTAGAAAACAGCATTTCGAAACAAGAAAATAATGAAGAAATTAGAGAAAATGATACAAATGAAAATGAATTTAAAAAACAAGATAATCAAATTAATGAAAATAATTCACCTAATATTACAGAAACATCTTATTTGGATAGTTTACGCCAAATGAATACTCAAGAAATAAAAAAAAAATATGTTCCTAAACCCAGAGGAAAGAAAAAAATGGTAAAACCTATATCGGAGCTTAAAAATAATAATAAATTTGTTCTTGATTTATCATAATATATGTTTATTTATTCAGAAAGTTGAACGTTGTATCTTTCAATATTTATAATACATAATTCAATCTTGTTTTTTGGAATATTGACAACATTTTCATCTAAATAGTTTGACATTTCATCGATTATAGAGCTTATTTTTAGTCGTTCACTTAATTTTTTTTTTACATAATCGAATATTTCAATATTTTTCTTTGATTTTTTAGAGTTTTGAGAAATATCTTTTTCACATTTTTCATCATTTGATTTGTCATCTTGATCGCTTTCATCATCACTTTCATCATCGCTTTCATCATCGCTTTCATCATTGCTTTTACCAAATTTATTATACAACATTCCCCAAGTCATATCTGAATTCTGAATTAATATTTTTATAAGATCTTTTATTCCATTCATATGATCTTTTATCAGATTAGGTGACATTTCGTATTTTTCTGAATCTTCTTCTGTTTCCTTGAAGTTTTTTTTGTGTTCGATATAGTCTTCAAAAAGTTCACAAATACTTCCTATAGTATCATCATTAGCATGAACAAAACTATCTGTTGACTCATATTCTTTTACTTTCATTTCATATATTTTTTTCTTAAGTTCATCAGGTAATTTTTCTTCAGGAATAATATAAGTGTACATAGAATTCAAAGGTCGATTAGCAGATTCAAAATTTACAGCAATTGTTTCATCAGATGGGGAATATAAAGTAATATCAACATTAGCAAGGATATAAATAGTGTATGGTGATAAATTTGTTTCATCAATATTTTCAATAGATTCTTTGGATATTTGTCTTTTTTTTGGTGCCATTCTTATATGAATGTCCTAATTTTGTATGATTTTGTTTTCAATTCACTATGACCATTCAATTTTTTTTGTGACATATGAAAAAAAATAAAAAATCAAAAATAAATAATAGAATAATTAGAAAAAAGAAAACTATTTTTCAGAATAAGTCATTCCTAACCTAAAGATTTGCTCAAGAATGAATATAATAAATATTCCTGAAAAAATAAATATTATTATTTCTTTGATTGAATTTTGTTTAGATTCTTTGAGATAATTATTATAGTTTTGTTGTCTTTCAAGATTAAAATTATTTTCTTCAGATATGATATCTTCATTTTCAGAAGATATATAGCTACCATCATTTGCTTTTGTAGAATGTCCTGATTTATTCGGTGCATACCACGAATTTTCATGTAAATCCAAATCATCTTCTTTTTCTCCTATAATATCACTTAGTTTATCTTCTTCATCATTATCATTTGTTTTTTGGTCTTGTGTAAGATTATAATAAGGATTATCTAAATCTTCTTCATCTTCTAAAAATAGACTTTTTCCGTTTAAAAGTCTTTGTTTATGTGATCCCATATCACTTCCTGACATATTTTGGTATTTATATCGATCATAATCATCATAATGAAAAAACATTCTTTGCTGGTTAAAGTCTATTGGTTTATCATTTGCAAAAAGACTGGATGCTTTATTTTCACGTAAATCATTATAATCATACAAATTATTTACAAAATCCTCATCATCTAAAACTGCAGAAACGGGTCCATCATTGTCCATTTTGGTCCTATCCATTTCAGAAAATCCAAGATTATATGTGTCAACATCTTGTGATTCTTTGCGTTTTGTATTCGTATTAGAAAGCCAATTACCATTCCATCCTGTTTCTGGATTTTGCATTCTAAAGTTATGTTCATCATTTTTTTCTGGTCGAACACCATCTTCTAAATAAGAATCGATGATAGCTTGATAATTTTTCATTCCATCCCTTAAATGAGAAAGCTCACATAAAATGTCAGATTGTTCTTCATTTTTTTTAGTATTTTTTTTAGTATTTTTTGTATTTTTTGTCTTTTTAGGTTCTAAAATTTTAAGAGGAGCAAAGTCTAATCCCATTATATTATATCACTTATTATTACATTTACAGAATAAAAATTTATTGATAATTCTCAGATAAAATTGATGAATAAGATTTTATCAATCCTTTTTTCCTTTCTTCATCTTTTATTGGACGAATTCTATGATATAAATTGATTAATTGTCCAGATAAAGTTGGATCTCTTGTTAACATTTCTTCTATAATAACCATGTGTTTGAAAGGCATATAATCATCAGGATCATCTGGTTTTTCTTCCGTTTTTTTAGATAATTTGTCGATATATTTGCCTGATTTTGAAATAAAGGAATTGATATCTGTATAAAATTTTGTCATTATTTCATTTGCCATTTTTATTTTAGGAAAATATGAAATATTATTTTTTTCTTTATAGATTTTTTATATATATTCTACACAATATAATGTAATAAACCTTTTTATTTTATTTTGCATTCATTATCATAGTATCCATTGTTTGAATTGTCAAGGACAAATGTTTTTGCATATCACGTAAATACTTTGTAGATACAACAATATTATCTTTATTTTGAATATTTTGTTTATTTTGTGATGGGTTATTCATTTTTTCTAATGGTTTAGAAGATTTATCTTTCATATCAGTATTTTTTAAAACTTCTTTTTTATTAGGTGTTTCTTCATTATCAGTCTCATCATCTGTTTCTTCATCATCAGACTCATCATCTGATTCATCTTCTATATCATCATTTTTCTCATTTTTTCCTAATTTTTCCTTTTCTTCTTTTTCTTTTTTTTCCTTTTTTTCCTTTTCTTTTTTTTCCTTTTCTTCTTTTTCTTTTTCTTTTTTATATCCTTCAGGATCGCTTTGTCTTTTTTGACCTATTTTAATATCATTCTTTAGTTTATCTAGCGGACTTTCTTTAGGAGGTGGTGGTTTTTCTACAACTTCATCTTCAAAATCATCAGGAAAATCTTTTTTCATTCTTTCTTGAATAGAACTTTTATCTTTTAATTCACTATACCTGGTTATTTCACGAGGTGTTGGATTACGTTTAAGATGTCTATCAAATAAATCAATTACACATAATCGTGGTTCATAATCTTTTGACGAACATACAAAAGTTTCGGTTTTTCCATTTTCACGAAATAAAATGAGTCCAATTACAATGAAAAGCGCAATGACAATTAAAACGGTAACATGCTTTGTAGTTATCATTATCTCTTGATTTTTTTAAATTGTTTTACTTACATTCATAAAAGAAAAATTATCGGTTATAAAATCTTTTTTCTAATTTCATGTATAAATCGGGAGAATACTTTTTTAATTCGAATAAAACATAATTTATCATATCCATCTTTTTGATGATATTTTCCATTTTAGATGTATTTATATTGGACATATCTATATCTTCACCTTCTTTTACTTTAGAAAAATCACGTATCACATTTAAACGAGAATAAATATTTGGTTTTTCTTGTATTCGATCCATACTTAAAAATGCAGAATCATCATCTTTTCTGTCTGAAGGATTTATTATTATATTGTCATCATTTTGTGAAATATTTTTTAGAGAAGGTAGTATTTTTTTATTAAGTTTTTCAGGTATATCATTAAGTTTTTTTAATGTATCATATGATATATATCCTTTCCATTTATCTTGACATGCTTTTAATAGATTAGGATGATCATTACAATTAATAGATGTGCTTTCTTCTGAAACATCATTATCTTTATCATTTTGTTTACCTTTTTTATTTTTTTTATTGTTCTTTCTTTTTTTCTTTTCTTCCTTTT